ATGCAAAACAAAGGATTTGTAAAGGTTTTTGCGGTACTACTCACGCTGGTATGCGTGTTCTACCTCTCCTTCTCCTTCGTAACCCGCCATTACACTAATAAGGCGAAAGAGATTGCGAACGGCGACCCGAAAGTAGAACAAGACTACCTTGACTCTCTCTCCAATGAGAAAGTAATGCTGTGGAACTGGACGCTGAAAGATTGTCGTGAAATGGAGATCAGTTTAGGTTTGGACCTAAAAGGTGGTATGAATGTTATCCTTGAAGTTTCTGTGCCTGATGTTATCAGAGCATTGGCTGACAACAAGCCGGATGAAAACTTCAATAAAGCGCTGAATGAAGCTGCAAAACAAGCTGTCAACAGCCAGGACGATATCATTACCTTGTTCGTCAGAGAATACCAGAAGACTGCTCCGGGCGCAAAACTTTCCGAACTTTTCGCAACACAACAGTTGAAAGATAAAGTTAACCAGAAATCATCAGATGCCGAAGTAGAAAAAGTATTGAGAGCAGAAGTAAAGGCTGCCGTTGAAAACTCATACAACGTGCTTCGTACCCGTATCGACCGCTTCGGTGTTGTTCAGCCGAACATCCAAAGCCTCGAAGATAAGATGGGCCGTATCATGGTGGAACTTCCGGGTATCAAGGAGCCGGAACGTGTGAGAAAACTTCTTCAAGGTTCGGCCAACCTCGAATTCTGGGAAACATATACTGCAAAAGAGATTCTTCCGGCTATGCAGTCGGCTGACTCAAAATTGCGTGCTATCCTGTCACAGGAAACTGCCGCTGATTCTACAGCCACTAACGCAACTGCAGACACAATCCCCGCAGCCAAGCTGGCAGAAGCTACTCCGGCAAAGAAAGCCGTAAGCGTTGCCGACAGTCTCGCAGCTACTCTGAAAGGAGATGCCAAAGACGAAAAGGCGGGAGCAAACATGGAAGAAATCAAAAAGCAATATCCGTTGCTAGCTGTTCTTCAGTTGAATTCAAGCGGTCAGGGTCCGGTGATCGGCTATGCTAACTATAAGGATACAGCCGATATCAACAGATATCTGAGCATGCCTGAAATCCAGTCAGAACTTCCGAAAGACCTTCGTCTGAAATGGGGTGTTTCTCCTTCTGAATTCGATAAGAAAGGACAGACATTCGAATTGTATGCTATCAAATCTACCGAACGTAACGGCAAAGCTCCGTTGGAAGGTGACGTAGTAACAGATGCAAAAGACGAATTCGACCAATACAGCAAACCGGCTGTAAGCATGACCATGAACTCTGACGGTGCACGCCGCTGGGCACAGTTGACCAAGCAGAACATCGGTCGTTCTATCGCTATCGTTCTTGATAACTATGTATATTCTGCTCCGAACGTAAACTCTGAAATCACAGGCGGACGTTCACAGATTACAGGTCACTTCACCCCGGAACAGGCAAAGGACTTAGCTAACGTATTGAAATCAGGTAAGATGCCGGCTCCGGCCCACATCGTACAGGAAGATATCGTAGGTCCGTCTCTGGGTCAGGAATCTATTAACGCAGGTATTTTCTCATTCGTTGTAGCTTTGATCCTGTTGATGATCTACATGTGTTCCATGTATGGCTTCATCCCGGGTATGGTTGCCAACTGCGCATTGTTCCTGAACTTCTTCTTCACGCTGGGTATCCTTTCATCCTTCCAGGCGGCACTGACCATGTCCGGTATTGCCGGTATGGTGTTGTCACTCGGTATGGCGGTGGATGCGAACGTACTTATCTATGAACGTACAAAAGAAGAGCTTCGTGCCGGCAAGGGTGTGAAGAAAGCATTGGCTGACGGTTATTCAAATGCCTTCTCTGCTATTTTCGACTCCAACCTGACATCTATCATCACCGGTATCATCCTGTTCAACTTCGGTACAGGTCCTATCCGTGGTTTTGCCACTACATTGATTATCGGTATCCTTGTATCCTTCTTCACTGCTGTGTTCATGACTCGTCTGGTTTACGAACACTTCATGAATAAAGACAAGTGGCTGAACCTGACATTTACTTCCAAGATTTCCAGAAACTTGCTGGTAAATACCCGTTTCGACTTCATGGGAACCAATAAGAAATCACTGATCATCGTAAGCGCTATTATCCTTGTTTGTATCGGTTCGTTTGCATTGCGTGGTTTAAGTCAAAGTATTGACTTCACCGGTGGACGTAACTTCAAGGTACAATTCGAGAATCCGGTAGAACCGGAACAAGTTCGTGAACTGATCGCTGACAAGTTTGGTGAAGATGTAAATGTAAATGTGATCGCTATCGGTACAGACAAGAAGACAGTACGTATCAGTACCAACTACCGTATCGCAGACGAAGGTAACAATGTAGACTCTGAGATCGAATCATACTTATACGAAACACTGAAGCCGTTGCTGACACAGAACATCACACTGGCTACTTTCATCGACCGTGACAATCACACAGGCGGTAGTATCGTTAGTTCACAGAAAGTGGGTCCGAGTATCGCAGACGATATCAAGACAGGTGCCGTATGGTCAGTTGTTCTGGCTCTGATCGCTATCGGTCTGTATATCTTGATCCGTTTCCGCAACATCGCTTACAGTATCGGTTCTATCGTAGCTCTGACTTGTGATACGATCATGATTATCGGTGCTTACTCATTGTTGTGGGGTATCGTTCCGTTCTCACTGGAAATCGACCAGACATTCATCGGTGCTATCCTGACGGCTATCGGTTACTCTATTAATGATAAGGTGGTAATCTTCGACCGTGTACGTGAGTTCTTCGGCTTGTATCCGAAACGTGACAAGCGTCAGTTGTTCAACGACTCTCTGAACACTACACTGGCTCGTACCATCAATACTTCATTGAGTACGTTGATCGTATTGCTGTGTATCTTCATCCTCGGTGGTGATTCAATCCGCAGCTTCGCATTCGCAATGATCCTCGGTGTTGTTATCGGTACTTTATCTTCGTTGTTCATTGCATCTCCGATTGCATACAACATGATGAAGAACAAAAAAGTAGTGGTAGCAGCTACGGAAGAATAATAAATTCCAGAAATAGAAAAAGCCTCTTCCGAACATTCGGAAGAGGCTTTTTCTATTGATTATTAAAACAAATAGAAGCTATAAGACGTTAATCTTAAAAGAAGCCATTGTAATACTTAAAACTCAATACAGTATGAAGCAAAACAACACCGCCTCCCGCAGATTTCTCTTAGTAGCCCCGAGGGGAATCGAACCCCTATCTAAAGTTTAGGAAAGTCTTGTTCTAACTCTAATAATCAGTGGATTACAACGGATATTGTGATTTTTGTAGAATATTTGTAGAAATAGTATGATAATTAGGCTTTCTACAAAGAAAATGGAAAACCCCACTTCTACAAAAAGAAGCGAGGTTTTCACTAATGCAACACCGATATAAATTCGGCACTGCAAAGATACAAAAAACGTGCGTACTTCTCAGTATGCACGTTCTGAAATGAAAAAAGTATTCTACAAAAGCTATTTTTTTAGCTCTATATATTCAGTATATGTAATTTTGTTGTGTGGATTTGAATTTACAACATCCATCTTTATAGCCTTCACCCCAAATCGGAAGAAAAGAAACTTTTTCGGTATCTTGTGTATGATATGGTGTAATGTATCGGCACTTTCTATCTTAGCGGATAATACTCCTTTATCAATAGTTCCCCTTAAATCTATCCAAGAATCACGCCATCGAAAATTTAAAAGAGTATCAAGCTCGTTGCGATACACTATGCTATCACGTACTTTTGTTTTTATTTCTATTTCCGTTTTAGTGGCTGTTGTTGTAGCTGCCTGAATGCGTTTGAGCTTTATATTCAAATCATCTACTGTTTTGGTAAGATCCTTGTTTTTCTTCTCCAGCTCATTTTTCGTCAGTTCCAGCCTTAAAACAGAAGTAGCGTTTTTCCCTGCTTCTGTTTTGTAGTGTTCCACATCTGAAAGTAATGCTGCTTGATTACTATCCAAGCGATTACGTTCTTTCTTTACGCTATCCAATCGTTTAAACAGAAAGATATTTGTTCCTACGAGTAAAACAAGCGCAATAAATAAAAATTTACGCATAATCTTCTATATATTTAAGGATTGAATCAACGTGCAACTGGATAATTTGAGCCTTTCCTTCTGGAGATAGTAGAAACTTGCAATCTGTTTCATTATCCATAAAGAAGTTTTCCGTTAAAACAGCCGGGCATGAAGTCTTTTTGAGAATGTAGAAATTATTTTCCCAATCTCCATCCCCATCCGACCAATCACCTCTAATTTTCCAAGTTCCTCCAAACATTCTATTAGCCATATCCCAGAAAACTTGCGCCAAATCATCAGCTTTTGTTTTTCCAGGACTGGTATGTATTTCCCATCCTGTACCCTTGCCAGTTCCAGAAGCGTTACAATGAATAGAAACAAGAAGCGTTTTTGTCTTACCGTATCGGGCTGCTATCTCGTTTGCTCTTCTGGCTCTTTCTGCCAAAGGTACGTCTATATTTTCCTTTACCAACAATTCAGCATCTATACCTTTTGCTCGTAATTGGTTATATACGCCTTTGGCAATTTCTCTGGCATATTCCCACTCAAATAACTGTGATCCGTCCGACCACTTCGGAGATCTTTTACCTGGTGTATTTTCTCCGTGTCCGTTGTCTAATAATACTTTCATACGTTTTTATTTTCATTTTTTTCGCTTAAACATTTGGTTACTCCAGCCGAAGCAAACAAAGCAGTGATAGCACCGACAAAAGCCGATAATCCCATAAGATCGGTTTTGATAGACTTGTTTACGATTACTTCATAAACCAAAATAAAACCGACAATAAGCAGAAGGAAGCACCCCATTAAGGTAACGGCAACAAGAAAAAAACTCTTGCTACTGTGCCCCGATCCATTTTTGATAAGTTCTTTCAGATATTCTGTTACTCTCATAACTTGCGCTCTTTTACTTCTGGAAGGATATACTGAATGTGCATGGCTGCAAAATGAAGTTTTTTTCTGATTGCTTCCTCATCAAAATCATCAGGGATGGATTCTGTAAAATCACAGACCAAAGAACCAACCCAATCATGGGTAGTATCATGTAATTTTTGAACGATTAAAGACTGTGTTCCATTGGAGCTAAACATAGCCTTTGCACGTGTTCCATCCAAACTATCAATATCACGTATCAGCATAAGTTCATTTCGAGCCATTGAAGCCGTAAACTTTGGAAGTTCAGACATCTTAATATCTTGCCAAAAGTCACTAATACGGGCAACCCCTTTAGCGGTAACTTCATACAAGATTGTGAGATAATGATTATCTCCTAAAGGATATGGTTGTATAATATACACACGATCACATGAAAGATCATTCAATACTTTATGAATTTCACCATACACACGAGCAGAGTTTTCACTTCTGCGAGTGCTTTTTCTTTCTAATTGTCTTTCAAGTTCTTTAGCCTTAATATCAGCAAGCCGATTATGCTTTAACTGATTATACGCAAACCAGCCCGTACCTAAAGCTGTTATACACGCAAATAATGCTGCCCAATCCATATTTTATTAAGTTATTGATTAATAACTGCAAATATAATTTATTTGGCGTACATATACACCATTTAATACAGAGAATTATATTTTTGAAGCTATTAAGGCTTCCAATTTGTTTATTTCATCCCGTACACTCTGCCTTTGTTGGTGAAGATTCTCTATATCATACGGCATATCAAGCCCGATTAAAGAAGCCTCATAACATTTCGTTATACGATAATCACCTATAACGCTGTCATTGCTGGTAAGAGAGGCTTTCAGTTCATCTATCTTATTCCGAACAAGTTTAGCGTTAAATCTTTGCTCGTATTTATAGCTTATTTTATCTCCAGCGTCATAAGGTACAATACGAACACTATAGTATTCAGGACATTGTAATTTTGTATCATCCACAAGCTCTACATGTTTCCATCCTAAAGCGGACAACTCAGTTTGTTGCTCCTGGATTGATACTATTCTCGTTTCAATCTCTCCAGTTTCTTCATTTTTAAACTTCTCACTGTATTCCTCTAAAAATTTAGAAACAAGAGATCCGTTTTCGTTTATATAGCCATATTCAATCATAATATTAAAATTTATATCTACTAACTAACCATGCTGATTTTTTTACACCATTGACATACCCCACTGTAAAATGGAATATAGCACCCTGACCTTCGCCAATATCATAATAATCATTTTGGGTGTGATCATCATACAACACATTTCCGCTACGTGGGTAAACTCTCATATATCCTGTCCACCATTGCTTAAAAAATATAGTCCTACCAATCACACCATCAGAAGGGAGGTAAACGATTTGCTGGTTTCTTGAATATCCAATAACCAAGCTGTCTGTTTCAGACAAATAAACAGAAGAAGAGCTTTCTTCTATAGCCTTTCTATGTAAAAATAGACCTGCTGCCATCAAATTCTGGAAGAAGCCACCATAAGCGGGGGCTGTGCCACTGTTTGAAGCTCTACCATATACGCCAGCTAAAAAGTTTTCATTGTTCCAATCACTTTTATTCACAGTACCAAATCCAAGCCCTACGATAGAAGCCTTATGCGTATAACCCAAAATAGCCGAAACAGCTTGTGTTTCTGCATTATTACAAAAGATACCCGTAGGCGACATATAGGCTACACGGCTATTGCTTTTACTTCGGGCTTCAATCAAGCCGTTATTCGCATCTATCGTAATTTTAGATCCCTGATATTGGCTTTCTGAATAATCACCACCAGAACGGCTGGATTCTATCAATATACGAGCCATTGAAGCATCAAGAATGATCTTATTACCATCCAAGAGTGTAGAAACAATCTTTCCACCACTCATAAACCAATCTCCGATATTAGCACCCTCAGCCAATAGCAAATTAGTTGCTATACTCTCAAACTCAGCACCGAAATCATTCCAATAAGCAGTATCGGTAGGTACATGATTTTGAAAGCCATTTCCGGCATCCACTCTGGCAACATAATAGTGTCCGTTATATTTTACTGCATCTACACGTTTTGAAGTACCATAGTAAACTTTAGAGCTGCCATAGACACCACGATAAACCATAGTCGGACCAGTATCTCCATTTCTACCATCCACTCCATCATACGGAGTTTGCCGGGCTGGTGTACTCCAGTTCTGTATCAATGAATTTGTTTCACCATTGATTTTTGCTACTGTAAACCATAAGTATTGCAAGTTTCCTACAGTTGGAACGGTTGTGCTCCATCCCGAAGGATTACGGCTCGTTTTACTCAGTGAAGGCGGTGTACTTCTGGAGCCATTAACAGCGTACCGATATTCAAAATAATCACCATTTATACCATCATCCCCAGTTTCTCCTTTTTCTCCAGTAACACAAATAGCCTCTGTAGTAATGCTGTTGCCGTTTGTGTAATTAATAACGGATCGTGTCCATATATACCAACCATTTTTCCAAGTTGGACGTGAATTAGACCAGCTACCATTTAAAAGGGAAGTTGCAGAGGATGATAAATAATATTGCTCAATTATTGAACTTATACCATTGCCTGTTTCTCCCTTGCCACCTGTGATACAAGCTGCATCTGTATATACTATGTCGCCATCCGTGTAAACAACTTTAGTTTTACTCCAAATGTAATATCCATCTTTCCAGGCTGGAGCTGTTGTCTGCCAACCGGATGTTGGTGCTGTAGTATTACTGGATGATATGGCATACAGAACGTCTGTATTTGAAATACCCACACCTCTTTGGGCTACAATAATCCAATAGTTACTATTATTTGGAGAAATACCTTTAACGGGATTCTTTGATACAAAACGATACATAGAATAGCCAGTTCCATCATCATAGATAACCTCATCACCCCAATAATAGGTATAAGAGTTGTCATATACGCCACGAAAACAACCTATAGGGCTTTCATCGCCACTTTCACTTTGCACGATTGTGCCTTTCAGACGTAATTTTTTATCTCCTTTGGTATTCCAATCAAAATAGCTGTCTGAATTTCCTACACGAAAAGCGTTATTCACAAAGTCCATGAAATTTAGCCCATCGCTTGAAACGATTCTGTCTGTAGTTATTCTTCCTGGAAGTATCTCTGTAAATCCGAATAGTTCGACAAAGGAACGATCCTCTTCAAATTCACTGTTTAGAATACCTACAAGGAAATGATAATAACCCTCTACACCTTCCAGCTTGATAGCGTTTTTACTTAAGACGTATGATCCAGTAGTGCCATTTTTATTAGCCTTCACATAGAGATAATACCCTACGGTTTCCGTCAAAGTTGGAGAAGTGTATTTTTCAATATCCCAAAACTTATACTCACTGGCTTTATGCCCAGAAGAAAGTGTATCAATCCCGATAGTCATGTGCTGTAATATTCCACCTGGAGCCGAAAGCACTTTCTTTTTGCTGTCATAGGTAACGAGATATTCTACTTGTGTCGGATTGGTTTTGTTGTTCACGAAACGAAACTGCAAACTTTCATCGCCAACAAGCAAACTCATTGTTTGTACCGAAATCGGACTGATAGAACCTGAGAAATGCAAAAGAGCGTCATTCAACATTGAAATAGTTTCTTTTGCATCCCTGAAACGTCTTTTTGTAAACTGAATAGAGTTTTTATATTGGTTATCGGTTTTAACCTCGTTACTCTCTATCTTGTTTAATTCGCTTGAAACCGTTGCGCCAGTAGTCGTATTGGATAATTCAATAATCGGGCTGTAAGGTCTGTGTATATACTCCTTAATACTGGTAATCCTTATCTTTATACCTTCTGGTATGAATTGCGGATCTTTAAAGAGTATGTAACCGCCCAATTTTATTTTGCCACCAATAGAGAGCCAACGCTTTTTGGAATAAATGCTATCCAATTCTCCTTTGAATGTGAATTTTGGATCTTCATTCTCATAAAGATATTTGGCTGCTTCCCTGAACATATCCCAGCTTGCACCTTCTTTCGTTGAGTTATTGCAAATGTACGCATCCGGCAACTGTATTCCGAACACAGCGTATTTATCCCCCAGGTTAGGCTTATATATGTCATTGGGCATAATCTGACCGTCTATTTCTTGTGGAGTTATCAAGAATTTACGTTCTTTATGAACGTATTTAACTTCAAATTCTTTATTACTACCAGCAAGCATACCAGACTGAAATATAACAGTCATGTTATTACCTTCTATCACATAATCCTCAAAATTCAGATCATCAGGAATAGAACTATCTATAAAATCATAGAAATTCTTTTCTTTATCGGAAACAACAACATTAGAAACACTGCCTACTCTTTTAGGTGAAATATGAGAACAATCCAAACTATCCTCTTGAACATCCGTAAGGGTTGTATCAGCCCGTTTTATATACAAGCCTTCCGCATCCGAAACGTAAGCACGCCCTTCATACTCCAATCTTTGATTTTTGGGCAAAAGCAATTCCTTAGATCCATATTTGCTAAAGTCTATATTCTGCTCCCCACCTTGAACGTACAATATGGTAACTGGTCTATTTCCGTCCTTGTTGGAGCGTCCTAAACCTGGAACAAAACCTTTATCTTTCCCATATTCAAGAGGCAAAGGTTCACCCTTGTTATATTCAACTTTACGCAAGTGTATTGTTTTGATAGCCGGATCTATTTCATACTCCGTCTTAAAGGTATCGGCAATAGTAGGCAAAGCTTCACTACAAAAGATATGGTTGTAGTTAATAGTCTTTTCTTCTGCTTCAATACATTCGCCAACTTTCCAACCGCTATCTCTCATGTTGAGATTATCTACAATTAACTGTAGATGCTCGTGAGGTTTTGCAGTGTAATCGAACTTTAAACGCTTAGAAACAATATCCCGGCATTTGTATTTACCCAATATTGCGCCTATGTCATACATTACAAGAGTGTATTCAAAATTCCGACTGCTTTTCTTCTTGAAGTCGTCAGGATCCATAAGGTAGTAAGTGATATTCTTGTAGATACAATAAGCTCCTACGGGAATGTTTATGAACTCTTCACTGGCAAAGTACAGATAAAGAGTGCCTACATTCTGTAAAGCCGTATATCGGTAGCTGCTTGTATCTACCAGAATATCAATCTCCTTGTTGTTGAAATGTATTTTCATGTTTACTAAGTGAATTGATAGATCTTACCATTTCCGCATTTCATCCCTTTAATCGTAGTGCTGAAAGGGAAAGCGTCTTTGGGGATCTGATCCAAAGTTTTCTTTAAAGAAGCTGCGTTTGTGAAAAACTTACCATCCGCACCATTGCTATGTTTAAATTTCACAAGGTATCTTCCTTCACCGTGCGAAGTCTTTACATCTGGAATGAAATCTTCTACAATGATCTCACAGTTCAGCACATCCGAAATAGAAACCTGGCTACAGTTGAACATTTTACGTTCATCTTGTACGGTTACACCTAACTCACTAAACTTTTTCATCACAATATAATATTAAGTTCCTTACAATCGTTATCTATCATTTCTTTGATAGCTTTTCTCTTTTGCAAATATTCCTTGTAATCATTGGTAGCTGATTTTTCAGTAAGAATACCGAGCTGGGCAGCGTTATAGTCATTGATAATCTTGGCTTCTTTATCCGAATCCCACAAATGGGTAATAACTGCCTTTTTTAGCTTATCATTTGTAACCATTCCCCAAACAACAACTTCGTTACAAGTCCATTTTGTAGCTTGCCCATTATCTCCAGCTTCTCCAAAATGGTTTTCTACTTGAACTTCCTGAATATCCCAACGGTATGTGTAAGAACCATTCCCGTTAGCCTCTAACTTAGAAGGCTTAAAATCGTAGTGTATCATATACTTGCTTTTTAATTATTGTTTTTAATAGATGCTTAGAATTACTATATTTAGCCCAGCCAAACCAACTGCAAATAACTTGCTTGTATTCCATATCGGAAATGTGCTTTTTCTTATTCAGCTTGGCTGCCTTCCTACATAGGTTCTTTTTGATTCCCTTCCGAATAAGGGTATGGGTATGGTAAAAGACATACCCGACAAAATCAATACCTCTATGGCTATCAATTTTGAATACTTGAAACTTCCATTTCTTTTTTCCAGTTTTAGGATCCACTTTACGAAGTGATAGCTTTAAATTGTCATGCAGATATTCTTCAATCTCTATACGGAGTTTGTGAAGCTGTTTAGGATCATCGCCTAAAATCACAATATCATCTGCATACCTAAAGTAATATCTTACCTTCTTAACCTCCTTTATCCAGTGATCGAAGTAAGCCAGATAAATATTAGCAAAATACTGACTTAGATAGTTCCCTATGGGTACGCCATCGGCACTGTCTATAATCACGTCAAGCAACCAAAGCAGATCTTTATCTTTGATTTTCTTCCGTAATATTGTTTTCAAAATATCATGGTCTATACTTGGATAGAACTTCACTATATCCATTTTCAAGCAGTAAGTAGTGTGTTCTGGATCTTCTTTCAAAGCCTTCTTTACTTTATCTGCTGCTTTATGAATACCACGATCCTTAATGCAAGAATAGGTATCTTCTGTAAATAAGGACACCCATATAGGCTCCAGAATATTCATAATGGCATGGTGCAAGATTCTATCAGGATAATAAGGCAAACGGTAAATAAGCCGTTCTTTGGGATCTCTGATTATAAATACCTCATATTTAGAATTTACAAAAGTCTTGTTTTTCAAAGATTCGTGAAGAGCCAGTATGTTTGCTTCCCTATTCCTATCGTGTCGTTTGACACCATAAGAACGCAACTTGCCTTTTCTGGCTTTTTCATCAGCCAGGCGCAAGTTGTCAAGTGAAATAATTTGCTCGTATAAATTACTTAATCTCTTCATATTCTTTGTTTTTCGTACTCAGAGCCTTCGGTTTCCCTACCAGCACCTTTATGAGTTATGTTATCTTCTACCAATAGGTAAGGTCGTTGCTTCGTATGTTGAGTTAATTTTGAAAAATCATAGCTGAGAGCTGACATTCGCATTCGTATTCGAGGGGGTGTTATTCGTATTCGCATAACCGAAGCCTGCATGATCGCCATTATTCGTATTACCGCTGAAAAGGACACCCACCAGCAACCAACCTATATTTATTTGTTTATTAATCATTTAAGTTTTGCAGTCTAAACCTGGCTCGCTTCACGATTCAGGAATAAAACAAAGCCGAGAGCCGACAGACGCATTCGTATTCGAGGGGGCGTAATGCGTAATCGCACAACCGAAGCCCGCAAGATCGCCATTATCCGTACCACCGCCGAAAAGGACACCCCTAAGAGCGTTAGATCCTATATTGGTATAGAAGTAATCACACCAATAGGTAGTAGATCCACCTCCGACTACAGAAGCAATCAAATCGCCAAATTCACCGAAAATCATTTCTTTTGCATAACCTTCTGCACGTGCAGCCAATCCTCTAAGCGTATAGCCTGTGTAGTTACTATCGTTGTATTTAGAAGGATCATCGCAAACATACACTTTAGAAGTTCCTCCGTCTGAATTGGTTTTCACTTCTATATTTACTCCATCCGTCCACTTCCAGACGTGCCCGAAGGGATTTTCAATACCACGATAGCGAGGTACGGTAAATACTTTGCTGTTTTCTCCTTCTGCTTTCTCTAAAGTGTAAGCTACTTCACCAGAAGCATTTCCCAATTCATCACTCGTACCGCAAGGAATAATAGGATAATAACCACTAAAATTGTTCCACTTTGTACCATCCCATGTAGTTACACCATTACCCAAACCACCCTGAGCATACCCGTTGCTATCTTTCTGGGCATTGAAAGCCAACTGGCAGTTAAGGTTTCCATACTCTATGTAATAGAGCCATGCCAAAGTGATATAAGCGTTATAGTCCATGCAGTTCCATTGCGTACCAGCTCCCCTTTTACGAGCAGCAGCACGAAAGTTTGTTCTACTCGTAGATGTAGCTGGCTTGCCTAATTGGGATTTAGGCAAAGCATCCCAATCTGCTTGGTTATTACCACCTCTGTAATCAGCCGAAGTATTTACTACAGAAGCCAGTTTACCAGTGCTACGTTGGATTGTTGCCTCATAAGCCGAGATATAGCATTTCTTTACGAAATGATAACCAGGTATCGGGTATTCACTGATTCGTACACCTCTTTTGTTTCCATTGGTATAAAATCTTCTCCAGTGAGCAGGGATTTCCACCATAACCATACCATTGGAACCATC